TCAAGATCAATTCTTATATCCCCATAACCACCGTCATTATTATACCAGTCATAGTCATAATGCTGTTCAAGTAAATGAGTAGCTAGATCTTGGAGATCTCCCTCAAACTTATCATTAAGAGAGGTGTGATCTAAGTTAGTTCCTTCATACTCTACATCTTCTACCTGACCAGAGTCTCCTCCACCATCATATCTAATATTTACATTTGTTACACCAGCATCTTTTAATGCTGCAAATAAGGTTGCTGTTCTTAAACTTGCCATATTACTTTTGTTTATAAAATCTACCTAAGATATTAGCGTTTAACCAGATGTCTTTCTCTAGTACCTCGCACATAAATTGGTATTTAACTTCTTGATAAGAGAGCTCTGTCTTAGAGTAACATATCTTTAGGATAGTCCTTTTGATTATTACTCCAGCCTTATGAGCTGCCTTAAGTGTTTCATTACTACTATAGTAGTTCTGATATACAATTTTTCTTACACGCTTGTAGGACTTCAGGCGTTTGTCAGTGGGCATAGCCTTCTTAGAAAGCTTAGTCTTAACATCTGCAAAGAAGTTCTTCTTGCCAATGTAGGACTTGCGTTCGCCATCTAGGATAACATCCATCTGGTATACAAATCCTAAAGCACCATCAGGAATCATATCCTCGGTGAATTCTTTTAACTGGTAGATCCAACTCATTTCTTTAATGCTTCTTTTAATAAAGGGTGTAAACTTTCGTGTGTCCTATCTATACCATAATCCATAACAGAATCTGATAAGTCTTTAGACATAGGTAGGATAACTTTATTTAATCCATAAATAGTCTTGTACTTATCTGCAGATCTTATACCTGCTTCATCATAGTCAAATAGAGTACAAATGGCTTTATAACGATCTTTATACATTGCAATTGACCCACTAGGGATCATAATGTTTTCACTATCTGGCGCAACAAATTCAGCGTTGTAGCCAAAATTAGATAATGCCATGATATCTTTAAGAGAACTGCAGATAATGAGATTGGGTTTATCAAACTTAAGTTGGTCAGTACCTTGAATATAACTTTTAACTTTTATAAATTTATTATCCTTAGATTTAGGCTGATAAATTTTATAAAGTTGTCCGTCACTTCTAAAATAACCGTATATATACGCTTTACGTATTTTTACATCCGGGTTATTGTCTTTCTCCATTACATAAGATTCTAATGGTCTTACATCATAATGTTTAAGAGTATCAGAAGCAATCTTAAATTGTGTCCAATACGCAGCATCAAGTGAATCCCATTGGCGTTCTTCATAACTTGTAACCTCATAGCGACCATCAGATTCAATATACCTGTCATCATAGTTACTCTGCATAAATTCATTATAGTCATCAAGCATAGTTGCTACTGCTTTTAAAGCATCGCAGTTATGTAATAACTTAATAAATTCTATATGATTACCTCCCTTATCTGTAGAGAAGTCTTTAAAGAAATACCTATTACCTTTCACATAGATACAAAAACTAGGATTCTTTTCACCAACATTAAACGGTGAAGTAATCTTTATATCTTGACCAGAAAGTTTTTCATCTAGTTTGCAATAGTATTCAAAAACCCAATAAGAAGGAACAGCATTAGCAGTTAATGCTTGTAATTTTGTACTAATCATATTTTTTATTTTAAGAACAAAAAGGGGAGCAATACACTCCCCTTCTACATTCTACATTAAACTTATAGGTCAAAGTCACCTGATGATGCTGGTGCAGCAGGTTTTGAATCACCAAATGAACTCACGTTTTCAACTTTACGCTTTCTAACATGAACTTGCTCATCAAATGATACTACCTTACTGGATACCTCATCAACATTAGCAGACTCAAATGGCACTTGACCACGAGAATACTTTGGTAAGAATAAGTCATAGTTGGTGTAACCCTCCTTATTAACATACTCTTTACCAGCAACACACATACGCAACTCCTTACCATCAAATGGCTTGTCATTGTTATATGCTTCAAACAAAGACTCAATAGTCGCATGCTTATTATCCTGAGCAGTAAACCATTCTAGAGTATGAGTCTCCTTACAAAATGATTGTAAGAAACGCAATAACTCTTTATCACGGCTAACTTCAACACCAGTTTTAGTGGTGCCATCAGCATAAGGATATTCACTTGCGCGAATACGGCCTACTTTACCTTTGTGACGACCTTTAGCTTGGTTGTCTTTATCAAGCCAGAAGCCTTCAAAGTCATCTCCCATCTCCGGGCCTTCTACATTAAGAAGAACATCATAGCCGCCTTCTTTAAAGCGAGCTGGCTCTAACTTAATATTTAAAACTGTGCAGGTCTCATTACCTGGTTGAATTACTTTAGGAACACTGGATCCACCAGTAGTACCTACTACATCTTTTGTACTTATCATTTTTACTTAGGGTTAATCAATATAAATTTTACTCCAATCCACAATTATCTTATTGTCTTCTGTTACTTCAGATACAATAAACTCTTGATTTCTCAAGTGTTCAGGTCTTGCACCGCATGCAACCTCATCAGAAGTTTTAAAACTTAAGATATTAGTTTTGCCTTTGCGATATAAGTAACCTATTGCATCTGAATTAGAGCAAGATATTCTCTTTAACTTACCGGTTAAATCCAAGTCTAAAGAGCTAAACTCGGAACCGTTTTTCTCAAGCATTGTATCCTTCACGTGTCCTATTAATATAGTTCTAGGAGCCCAGGTTTTGATATACTCAACAACCTTTGTGAAGCCCTCTCTGAGATATGGGTAACCAGCACCATTAGGTAAACTAAGAATAGTACCATATTGTGCTTTTGCAGAACCAAACCAGTTCTTACCCATAGGGGTTCTAGAATAAAGTTCCTCGGCATAAGGAATACACAGCTCTTCAAGAGCAGTGATTGTGTCAACTGCTACATACTGATAAGGATTTCCAGCATCTTTAATAGCTTTTCCAATATGCTTTATCTCTTCAACAGAAGTTGCTTTAATCTTAATAGCGTCAATGTAATCGGCGCCATTTTCTAAATCAAGAATTAAGCAGTTCTCAAGACTAGCAAACAAGGTTGTTTTACCTGTCTTAGGCTTTGAAAAGATAATCAAGTTATTAGGACTCTGTGTAGTAGCCATAACTTTTTCTAGTGGTAATTTGATCTCCATTTTATTTCATTAAATCGTTTAACCATTTCTTACTACTAATAGGTTTCTTCCATAGAATAGCAGCTAAGTCACGAATGGTTAGCTGGTCAACTGGAGCATCTTGTGCAGGATCTAGAATTTCATCAAAATCCATTATAAGTGGCGCCGAAGGTGAATTACCTTTAGTTGAAATAGTTTTCTTTTCTTCCTTGTTAGGAATGTTAACTTTAACTAACTCAGAAGCTGGAATCAAATATCTTACTTGACCATTAGCCATAGGCTCGGTGGTATCATATTCTTCTAACCAGTGTGGGTTATAACGCCAAACATATAAAGTGCGATTAAGATCTTCAGGATCTTTGGCTTGGCTTACAGCTTCGGTATAAACATCTTGTTCTTTACGGAGCTCACCAACAAACATGCTGAAGTGCATATCGTCTTTACCTTGTGGGCGATAAATTAACTTAGGAAGATAAAGAGCCTCTGGTATACCTAGGATATCAAAAGTTTCCTGATGATGTTGTCTAAGATCAGATAGCTTATCTTTTACATTGTCTGTTTTTTGTGTTGTACTTATGGACATGTTACTTAGTATTTAATTTTTCTTTCTTGTTGTGGTGGGGTTTCGGTTTCAACAATCCTCATTTTCTCAAACTCGGCCTTAAAGAAACTCATTCTAGCATCGCCATTACGGCATTTGATAAAATGCATTACAAGAACCTTATCATCCTCGATAATAAATCTATCGGGGCCATATAAGCGTATCTTTTGTTTCCCAGGTCTGTTAATACCTACTAGTGTGTCGGCATGTTGTAATAAAGCATCAGCTCCAAATAGGTCAGACTCAAGTATGAAGTTACCATACTTACCATCTTCACTACGCTCAGGATTATCGATGCTCCTATTAAGCTGACTTAAGATAATAAACGCTATTGGATACCTACGTTTAAGTTCCGTTAACGCCTCACCTAAATTATACAACGTTTCGTATTTATCTTTCTCAAAAGGTGCCTTTTTGAGCAAGAGTGAATGGTCTAATGTTATAACAGTCTTCTTAAAAACGGTATTACCATCCTCATCAGGTTCAGCGTAGTATTCCATATAGTCCTTAATGATTTCTTTGAACTCATTAACTGTACAAGGAGTATCCACGATGTCTATGGGATATTGCACCCTTTCTTTAGCATAGTTATAACAAACTTCAAGATCTTCATCGGTAAGTGTCCCTGATGCACTACATAAGTACTTATAGGGTTTACCAAGTACACTGGAGTATTCACGGATAGCTGAGGTGCGAGCTATCATCTCAAACTGAAATTCCAGTACTCTAAAGTTTTCACCTTTATTCAAGATAAAAGCTTCACGTACAATCTGATCTTTGATAAGAGTTTTCCCGCTTGCTGGTCTTCCACCAATAACCGTCATTGAGTTCCACTCTAAACCACTTGTTGTTGCGTCATTGAACTTATCCCAGGGTGTCTTTAGGCTTTTGATATGACCTTGTTGACGTCCCTTCATATACTTCAAAGAGTCAAGAAATCCTTCCCGCTGGCTATTCCAGCTTGTATTTGTTTTCTTTGTTGTCATTGTTTAAGGATAAAAAACCCCGTACTTATTCAGCACGAGGTAGATGTAATTTCTGCACTACGAATATATAAAAATAACTTAGCAAAAGCAAGAGTAATTCTATAAGAAAATACTGCCCTAGCTCTATTTTTATGATTAATGCATTGGTTATAAACCAACTAAGTATTGAAAAAAAGATACTAACAATTATAGATAGCATCTTTTCTTTTGTAAAAAGTTTTTTAATCATACTACGTTATCACTAAAATGTGGTGCGTCATCTTCATCTTCACCATTAATGATTATATCACAGTAGTTAGCAAGCTCTGAATCCCAAGACTTATCCGTATTTTGTTTACGTATAAAGTACTGTGAATTCTTCATGTACATATAGTTAGCTTTCTCATAGGTTTCTATATAATACCATGTTGCACGTAGGATAATATCCCAGTCATACGTATAGTTTTTATGAAACCATGTAAAAGAGTCTTCTATATTCTTCTTGTTTACTCGAGCAGGTTTACCACTTGGTAATTTACCCTTTGGAAAAAGATTTAGATACTTATCTATATTATCAGATACATCTTGAGGTATTGGTGTTTTAGATTTAGAGTTAATTTTTATTAGTTCTAAACCTTTAGGAGTTAACTTTCCTTCAGCATCAAGATAACCTTGTTGCGACATAGCTCTAACTTCTATTGGTACCTTAATATTTTGCGGAGATATTCCGTTATATATAGACCATAGTAAGTAATAGCTGTTAGGAGAAACTCCTTTGGTTACTAAAAAATCAAATAACTCTTTCATAATTCATCAATAGACTCTAAAGATACAAATGATTTTGTATAATTCCTTTCTTGCATTTTAGCCATAAGGTTACTCCATATAGGCAATACACTTTTGTCCTTGATTTCCAATGCAGTACGAGCTTTCTTTGTACCATGTAGCATAGTAGCGTGATGTGTAACCTTCTCACCATGTCTTTGATTAAGAACTCTCACCATATGAGCATAACTTAAACCAAGTTCACTACCTATTAGATAACAACATTGTCTTATGATAATAACTTGTTGTTTACGAATTTTCATGTTATCAGTAAAAGGCATGTCTTCAGGATAAAGTTCTTCAGCTAAGTTGACTACAACGTTGAAGTTATCTATACCAGGTATAATTGCATGGCAATCACCTATGTATTTATCATACTTATTCAAATCTTGTTGAATACTACTAAAGAACTTAGAAATAACTAAATTCAGATCATAGTTTAGCTGGGCCAAATCTTGCCTGATATTGCTCCTCAGCTTCATAACGTCTTTCTCTGCCATATTTTGTGTAGTCTATTGGTTCCATATGATAAAACTTACCAGTGTTTGTACACTTGGCAACATCCTCTACAATATACTTAGCTCTTTCAAGCTCAATACCGTATTCAGATAGCGCATCATATAGACATTTGTTTTTAATATTAGTTTCTTCTATTTGAAACTCTACTTCACCAAACTTTGGATCTAGTATAAGTTTAATCTTAATTCTACCAGGATATGGGTTGTTGTCCTTTTTCATCTAAGTAGTTATTTATTTGATTCCACATGTCATTACAATCCCACTTGCTGCCATTGTATGCAGCACTCGCAGGATGCGATACCATAATCTTATAGTTTGTATCTGGAACCATATCGGCAAATTCTTGTGCTTTCCTACCTAAGAATACATACACTAAACCATCTTTATAATGAGTTAGTATATCTAGGAGGTAAGCAACAAACGGCTGCCACAATTCTTGGTGGGTTCCTGGTTTACCAATCGTAGTTGTTAGTGCTGAGTTTAGCAGGAGTACACCTTGTTCAGCCCAGGGGGACAAATCAGGACTTCCTACATATTCCGCATTAACAGTTTCTACAATAGAGTTATGCATATACTGTAATGATTTCTCAATCTTACCTGTATTGCTACAACTAAAGGCAATACCATCCGCTACATTAAATTGTGGATATGGGTCTTGTCCTATGATAACTACTTTAATAGTATCTAAAGGACATTTTTCTAAAGCGGTAAATAGACTTTTAACAGGAGGGGTAAAGCGTTTACCTTGCTCAACTTCTTTCACTAAAGCTTCTAAGATATCATCCATATCAGATGATAATAGAAAAGTGCGAAGTTTATTCCATCCCTTATCTTTTACCTTGTCATAAAGTTTTTGGCTAATCTCTTGGATATTAATTTCTTGGGTCATAAGTTTGTATAAATTAAATACTATGTCAGATAAGAAAACACAAAAGGTAAAAATCATTGATAAGGATAAAGTTATCAAAGCTGAGATACCAGGTATTTTCTACTTTAGGTTCAACAAAATGCTTGCTGAACACTTTGAGTATAAAGACAAAGAGCATTTTCAAAAAATAATGGCAGATTTAAAAGAAGGCAAGCAGGAAACCCCGCTAGCCTACCATATATATACCGTTATGTCATTTCAACTTCTATTAGAAGACCTTGCTGAAGAGCAAGGTTTAATGGAAGAAATTGAAATAGATTTAGAAACTGGTGAGCGTCTCAGTAAAGAGAAAACCCCACCAGCTCCCCAATCTCAATCGACGCCTGGATAGCCATACTTAATTCCTCTTTGCTACAATCAGCAAAAGATCTGCAATCACTATTATTACATAGGCCAGCACGTAACTTAACCTGGAGTTTCATATCTTCAAATGAATCACCGGTATAGTTAGCAAGCTCTCTGATATGCTTATGCACTTTACTCACTTGAGCATAGCTAGCATCATCAGTTTGCACTTCATAGGTAATAATAACTGTGTCATTATCATCTAAGCCTTTAATAAACAATCCCAGCTTAGCAGACCCTAAGGGGTCGATTTCTAGGTTATTATTTACTACTTTTGCGCGTATACTTACGGGTAGCTGGTCTGCCATTAGTTTTAGTTTTATTAGTACTTCCTTTAGGTCTTCCTACTTTCTTCTTAACTACAACCTCTTTCTTAACAGGAGTAATAGGTTTTAAATACTTCTCAAACTGTAGTCTGTGATTTTCAATAACACACTGTAGATTGTGATTTTCAATAACACCTTCAGTATAATCATCTATCAAATTTTTGTACTTATTCTCTAGATAGTCTAGTTCATCCTGAAGATTCTTAGTCTTCTTATTTCTAATAGCTAATCCTATAGCCATACCAGTAGTTAAACCAGTAAATACAAATACACATGCATCAAATGTTTCCATTTCTTTTTTCTTTTAAATGATTTTCAATTAATTCCGCACACTCTTGCATTTCCAGATAATCCATATCTGTTATGAG